CTGGACTTGGTAAAACTTTATTAAAAACTAGAACAAGACAAGCTGTAACCACAACTCTTGCTTCTGGTTCTGCGGATATTTTTGTGGCTCCTGACGGTACAAAGACAATGTCTGACTCCTTCGATGGATTGCCTGAAATGTTACAAACAGAAAGTGACACAGGGCTTCTAGGAAGAGATGAAGCTGGGCGAGTTTTCCGCAATAAACTCCGTGTCGGGGCCGAGGGCACTGTGTTTGCCGGAGCTTTCGAGGCAGCGTTCCCTGTTATAAAAGGAATTACCTACGGCGCTGGACAAGCTCTAGGAACTACTGGTGGAGATGTAGCTCGTGCTGTTGGTTACAAGGGTGCTGTTCCTGAAGCTTTAGAAAACAGTGTTGCCAGTGTTGTGGGAAAAGGCTTTGATAAACTGGGCGATACTTTGGTTAAAGTGCCGAAGCTACAACAATGGTTTACCTCCGCCGGGTCTACCCCAAAAGATTTTGCTGAAGATATTCTTTCTGCGGAGGGCATTAGAGATCAGCTAACAGACACTGCCGCCAAAAACTTTGTGGCGTTTGAAACCGCAGTGAAGAAAACTGTAAAGGGACAAGGTCTTTTTGGCAGGGGAAAAGAGGGTATTCAAAAAGCCATGACTGATCTTAACGTATTCCTTGAGGGGGATATAAAAGCCCTTGATGGATACGACTCTTCTGTCAAAGCCGCTGCTCAAACCATGAGGGGGCAGATAGATGGACTGTCAGATCTTTTATCTGTTCAATTAAAATCAGCAAAAGATGCCGGAGAAATATCAGCTAAAAAAGCAGAATCCATCCTTCAAGAATTTGAAACCAATCAATTAAAATATATACGTCGTGTATATGAACTGCACTTAGATCCGAACAAAATAATAGATCCTAAAATTTTACAGTCCAAGCAATACATGAAAGCGGTTGACGAAGTAGCTAAGTTTTACAAAAACTCTCAAAACGCAAAGATAGATAAAAAAGTTAAGGGATACGTTAAGGGTGATGAAGGTAAGATAAAAACGGATGAAGAACTAACTCAATTAGCTAAACTGTTTACTGCTAAACAGCTTGGCTTAGACATGATTGAAAACGGGTTAACTCCCGAAGCCGCAGCTAAACTTGCCGCAAAAAGTGCAGAGCAAGGAAAGGACATGGTGAAGGGAAGAGTTCCTTTGTACAAGTTGTCCGAGAGCTTGTTTAAGAAAAGAATAGGTGTTCTAGATGCTGCTCCTACTCTTAGAAAAATAATGGGTGAGATCACCGACCCAAGACAAAGATACCTCAGAACAGTAGGAGACATGAGTACCTCCTTTGCTTCTCTTGGACTTTATAGAGCACTCGCGAATAACCCTAACTACACAAAAACTTTAGCTGATGTTGTAGAAGCACAAAATGCTGGCAGTTCTTTAAGACCTTTAATAGTTGACGCTGGGGAACAATCTGGAAAAGAATTGGAAAAGTTTGCAGCGCAGACTGGCTATAAAATGTTACCACTGGATGCTAAGTCTGTATTTGGTGGAGAGTTTGGAGCATTAAGTGGTAAGGCAGTAGCCCCAGAAATATACAACGCTCTTACTGTAGTTGGTAAAAATAAAAATATATTTAACGAAGTGTTAGCTGCATCACTGGTCGCAAAAGGTTTATCTCAAGTTGCTAAGACCGTGTTAAACCCATTAGCACAGATTCGTAACTTTAACTCCGGTTCTTTTATGATTATGGCTAACGGTAACGTACCGCGTAACCTAGAACTTGGAGAGTCGATGCGTCTTACTTTAGGTAAGGGAGCTAACTTAGATCAAAAAGAATTTAAGCAAGTGTATGATTTTCTAGGTCGTGCGGGTATCCGTGATCAAAATATTGTGGTTAATGAGTTTCGTCAGCTTTTAAATGAGGGGTCAAATGTAGCGACAGGCAGTAGGCAAGCTGGTGCCGTACAATCATTTATGGATAAAGCTCCTATTATATCCGGCTTGCAAAAAATATACTCCGGTACTGATACTTTTTGGAAAGTTGCAGGGTACTTTGCAGAAAAAGGAAAGTATGCAGCAGCATTTAAAAAGGCTGGCTTAAACGCATCTTTGAAAGATGAAGTTGGATCCGTTGTTCAGAAGCAGCTTGTAGATCAGAAAATTGCACCTCGATCCTCGGCTCTTGATATGGAAGGGCTAGACAAAATAGATTTTGTAGATGTCATGTCTACTGACATAGTCAAGAAAACCATGCCTACATATTCTAGGGTTCCAGCAGCCGTGAAAGCTGTTCGCAGAATTCCGATTGCAGGAAACTTTGTTGCATTCCCCGCTGAAATAATTAGAAACACGGCTAACATAACAAGTCAAAGTCTTAAAGAAATGAGCTTTAAGGTAACTGATGAGTTGGTAGGTGCTATGGCTAAGAAGATAGCCACAGAGGCCGGGACTGAAGTCACAGAAGAAGTAACAAAACAGGCTATGAAAAAAGCTAATAGTATGGCCCGTGAAATAAGAGCCATCGGTGCTAGAAGAATGTCTGGGTACGTTGCTTCAGCATACGCAATACCAGTGGGTGCTGGCGCTGCTGCGAATAGTGTTCTTGAAATAACTCCCGAGCAGTCTGCTGCGCTGCAAAGAAGTCTTCCCAGTTTTTTAAGGGGTCATACCATTGTCCCCATGTCTAAACCTGAAGACGGTAAACTAGAGTATATAGATTTTAGTTACATGAACCCTTATGACTTTATGCTTGCTCCAGCAAGAAAAGCTTTGGAAATATACTCAGAAAAATCTGAGCTAGGTAAGTCAGATGTTGATGCCATTACCTCGGGTATGTGGGAAGGATTCAAATCAATTGCTGAACCATTTGCAGGGCAGTCTTTAGCCTTTGAAAGAGTTCAAGATATTATACCTTTTAGTGCAGGTGGACGAGGTGGAAGAACACCATCAGGAGCAGAGATTTATGACGAGTCAGACCTAGAAGCAGGTTTTCCTTGGGAAAAAAGCGTTAACCATGTTCTTGGAGGATTTAACCCGGGATTAGTGGAGATGTTTTACAAAGAAAACAGAGGGAGACTTGGACCCGGAAGAGTTACTAAAGCCCTAACTGGAGAACCGGGGCCATACGGTGAACAGTATTTTACAGAAGATGAAGCTTTGGCTTTGGTAACTGGCTTTAGAAAAATGGAACACAACAGCCGCAAGTCTTTAGGCTTTTTAGGCAACAGGTACTCTAAGCTACGCAACCAAGCTTCAGGTAACTTTTCCTCAATAGCTAAAAGAAACGACGCTACCGAAGCAGAAATAATAGATAAATATGTGGAGCAAAATAACACCTTGAAAGTAATACAAGGTAAGTTAAAGCAGCAAATAGATGACGCTATTGCTTTAGGTATGTCTGAGAGCGATGTGCGTCGAACTTTAATCAAGGATGGTAAGGTTAGCGCCAAAGAACTTAGTGCTATAATGAGAGGTGAGTTTGCTCCTTTCAGAATTACTCCAAATTTAATTCGTTCGATCAACATTGAAACCAGCATTAAAGAAGAAAAAAGACTTACGCCCGTGTTACCAAGAGAAAAACTGTTTGATATTTTCGACTCATTAAGAGGATCCCCACTGTTAGTTCCTGACGAAGAGGAAGCTATAGATGAGCTTCAAGGATCTAAAACAAACAATAACAGACCGACGTATAGTCTTGGACCTGTGTCACAAGCACAACCAGTACAACAACCACAACAAGTTGCTGCAACCTTGGCTCCTCCCGGGGTAGCGCAAGCGGGACCCACTACAGCCCCTTCGGTGGGTCCCGCATCCTCTACAACTACTGATCCAGCTACATTAGCAGCTATAATACCTAACCCAAGGGATCAGGTATTAGCCGCACGATTGAGAGGCACAGCATGAACAAAGATCAATTAAGACAAGAGCTTGCAGACGACGAGGGCTGCAAGTATGAGATATATTTAGACCATCTAAATCTGCCAACTTTCGGAATTGGGCACCTCATTACCGAGTCCGACCCAGAGTTTGGTGAACCTATTGGTACGGAGGTATCCGAGGAGCGAGTGCGTAAAGCATTCAACTTGGATGTGGCTGTAACCATCGACGAATGCAAAGTATTGTACGATGACTTCGATGATCTGCCCGAAGAGGCACAATTAGTCATTTGCAATATGATGTTTAATATGGGTCGGCCTCGCCTATCCAAGTTCAAAGGCATGAAGGCCGGAGTTGATGCCCGGGACTGGAATAAGGCCGCAGACGAGATGGTCGATTCGAGGTGGCATGATCAGGTTCCGAACCGGGCCAAGCGTTTGGTTAAGCGGATTCGTGATCTAGCTTAGTAACAATGGCTACGAAGCTAAACGAAAACACAGAGGTCGCTCTACCCCTACGCAACATCATAAGCATGGTGGCTGCGGCAAGCGTAGCGACATGGGCATATTTTGGTATCATAGAGAGGCTAAATCAGATAGAAACCAACATCACCATGATGGAAGCTGACTTGGGTCAGAACACAGAGTTTAGAATAAAATGGCCCCGAGGTGAGATGGGGTCACTGCCAGCCGATTCGGAACAGTTTATGCTGATAGAACATCTGTCGAATCAGTTGGATGATTTGTCCGCACAGATAGATGAGGGCAAAGCCCCATATGACCAGCAGCAGAAGCTAACACTAGAGTTTTACGAAAAGCGTTTAAATGCATTAGAAGAAAACTTGGAGAAGATGAGAAATGGAAATCATTAAAACCATAACTCTCATACTATATATGGGCGGTGATGTAGCTGAACACACCGCCTACGAAAAGATATCCAAATGTCTTAAAGCCAAGCGCACTATTGAAAGAAATTTGTACAAGAAAAGTCAGTCCGTCAGGTACTCATGCGAGAACAAAACCGTTGAGGTATCAAAAAACGCAGATGGCACTAGCTACATTGTAAAAATAATAGAGTAAAACTAACCAAAAACTAACCCCAGCATAAAACTAAGGAACCAGAGGCTAATCAGTAGCATTGCTAAGTCACTGTGTTTACTATATAAAAACATCGATTCTCGTGGAGCTCGTGAGTAATGAACGTACCAGTATACCCCCAAGGCCCTGAGAATCGCTGTCCGAGGTGTCAAGCACCGCTAAAAGTGAT